CATTTGCTGGTATAGTAACTGCATCTAATTTTGTTGGAGATGGATCAGGATTAACTGGTGTAGCTAACACGGATCATGTTTCTTCAACAACATTGAGTGTTTCAGGAGTTACAACATCCACTGGTGGATTAAAGGTAGGAACTGCTGCAACTCTAGCATCCAATGGAAATGCAACCTTCTCAGGTATAGTAACTGCATCTAATTTTGTAGGTGGTGGTTCAGGATTAACTGGATTGACTGCATCTCAAATACCTAGTTTGGCAGCAGATAAGATAACTTCGGGAACTTTCGGTGCAGCAAGAATACCAACACTAAACCAAGATACAACAGGTAATGCTGATACTGCCACTGCATTAGAAACTGCAAGAAATATTGGTGGTGTATCATTTGATGGATCTGCTGCTATTAATTTACCAGGTGTTAACGAATCTGGTAATCAAAATACTTCAGGAACTGCTGCAGGATTAAGTGGTAATCCAACAATCACAGTAACAGCAGTAAACGTAGGAACTGCTGCTACGATTGCATCTAATGGTAATGCCACCTTCTCAGGTATCGTGACTGCAACAAGTTTTATAGGAAGTGGAGCAAACTTAACAGGATTACCAGCAGGAATAACAATCAATACAAATGCTGATAATAGAATAATAACTGGTTCAGGAACTGCTAATACATTAAATGGAGAATCATCATTAACCTTTGATGGAACTAAATTATCTGTCAGCACTGGTGCAACTGTATTCACTAATGGTAATATTGCTGCTGGAATCGTAACTGCTACAAGTTTTGTTGGTGATGGTTCAGGATTGACAGGTGTAGGTGCATCAGAGGAAGACACTGCAGTTTCATCCACAAGTGCAACTACAGTTCTATCATTTGCAAAGGCAAGTTATAGAGCAGCATTTATCAAAGTGGTGGTTACTCAAGGGTCAGCTTACCAAAGTGGTAAATACTCATTAATACATGACGGAACAACAGTCACCGTTGTTGAAGAAAACGCGATTGCTACAGGATCTATGTTAGGATCATTCTCTGGAACAATCAGTGGAGATAATGTTTTATTCCAAATAACAATGGGAAGTGCATCATCTGCCACAGTCACCATACTCAAAGATCTAGTCACAGTTTAAAATGAACATGAAACAATTTAATAAATTCATCGAAGAAGCAGCAGCGAAGAGATGCCCACCAGGTAAGTATTACTGTTTTGATGAAAAGAAATGTAAGAAGATACCTGGTGGATATCATGTTGGTAGAGGAGGATATTTAGCACCTGATAATAGATCAGATGCTGGTAATGGTAATGGCAATGGTAATGGTAATGGAAACGGCAATGGTGGCAATGGGAATGGAGGAAACGGTGGTTCTGGTGGTAATGGCGGTGGTGGAAACGGTGGCGGTGGAAATGGTGGTTGACCTATATAAGTCAGCATACAGTGACAAAAATGACTATAAAATCGCCTGTTAAACTGTTCGCATTGAGTTTTGGTGCTATATTTGCATTAACTCAGGTTGGATTGGTTGGCATGATCGCTAGAAAAAATGCAGAGGAAAGTCGGTTTCCCTCACTCCCTGTTGGCCCATATACATCATATAGAGTTGTAAGCAATGCAGATGGTTCATATGATATGTTATACAGAGCGAATGATCCTCTGGTAATGTCGAATGTAAAGGATATAGAGAGGAGAGGTGGATTCTTAGGAATGAAGAAGGAAAATATACAAACAACAGAAATGTATACAATGGATGGAGCAATTCATCATGGTGGGCCAGTTAGTAGCACTAGTGCTTGGATAGATCCATCTGCACAGAATACAAAAGGAGATGATGCTCCAACAATCAGTGCTAAGACTATTGCATGTATAGAGGCTGCTGGATCTGGAAGAGGAACTGGTAGAATGGTGGGTGGTGCTGTTGGTGCTCAGGCTGCTCCTGCACTATCAAATATACCATTTGTTGGTTGGGTTGCTGCTGGATTTGTCACCATGTTCGGTGCAGATAAGGGTGGTGATATAGGTGCAGATCTATCTACTTCATACGCAGGATGCGATGATGTAGATATTCCACATACTAAATAATACAGTATTGATACTCATATGGGATGGTCTCCAGCACAAGTAGGTGCATTAGAAAATTGTGGCATTAAGGTCGAAGATGCCACTGGAGATATTCAGTGGAGAGAGTTTGAAACAATTGACATCATCAAACCAGATCCAATTAAATCACCCAAATCAAATATCCAATACGAAGCAACTCGTCTACCAGATTATAATAAAGTAGGAAATATAATTGCAGTAACTGTAGCATGGCGAGGAGGAACATATATGATAAAAATGTTCTTTCCCACTGTGAAAAAACCATCGAGAAAGGAAGTTCAGGATCAAGTGAGAAAAGTGTATCCTGGCTCTAAACTCGTTACTTATCAAGTATCGGAATATGACTCAGGAGAACCGATTATCCAAACAAGAGGATAACAAAACTCTAAAAAAGAAAATAGAGAAATTAGAAAAAGCATTAGAACTACAACAAAAAACCATTGAACACGACAAAAAATTCATGATCTAAACCATGCCTTCAGTTGACGACATTTATCTCGGTAATCCAAATCTAAAGAAAGCGAATACCGATATTGAATTTACACAAGAACAAATTTTAGAATTTGTTGCATGTAAAGAAGATCCCGTTTATTTTGCAAAGAAGTATATAAAGATTGTTTCTCTTGATGAGGGCTTAGTGCCTTTTGACTTATACCCTTTCCAAGAGAAATTAATTAGTAATTTCCACGAGCATAGATTTAATATCTGTAAGATGCCTCGACAGACAGGTAAATCTACTACCTGTGTATCTTATCTGTTGCACTATGCAGTTTTTAATGATAATGTAAATATAGCAATACTTGCTAACAAAGCATCTACTGCAAGAGACTTATTAAGTAGATTGCAACTTGCATATGAAAACTTGCCTAAATGGATGCAGCAAGGTATTATTGCATGGAATAAAGGATCACTGGAGTTAGAAAATGGTTCTAAAATCTTGGCTGCTTCAACTTCTGCAAGTGCTGTACGAGGCGGGTCATACAATGTTATCTTTCTTGATGAATTTGCATTCATTCCAAATCACATTGCTGATCAATTTTTTGCCTCTGTTTATCCTACTATTAGTTCTGGTCAAAGTACTAAAGTAATAATTGTATCTACACCACGAGGTATGAATCACTTCTACCGACTGTGGCATGATGCTGAAAGAGGAAAGAATGAATATAAACCAACTGATGTTCACTGGTCTGAAGTGCCAGGTAGAGATGATGTGTGGAGAGAGCAAACTATTGCAAACACATCAGAAGCACAATTTAAGGTTGAGTTTGAGTGTGAGTTCTTAGGATCTGTTGATACATTAATTGCACCATCTAAATTAAGAACGATGGTATATGAAGAACCTTCGGAAAGAAATGCTGGATTAGATATATATGAATGCCCTATGATGGGTCATGATTATTTGATAACAGTTGACGTTGCTCGTGGTGTAGAGAAAGACTATTCAGCATTTGTTTTAATTGATATTACTACGTTTCCGCATAGAATTGTTGGTAAGTATAGAAATAATCAAATCAAACCAATGCTATTTCCAAGTGTAATATATGAGGTGGCAACAAAATATAACAAAGCATTCATATTATGTGAAGTAAATGACATTGGTGATCAAGTGGCATCAATCATTCATTATGATCTTGAATATGATAATCTGTTGATGGCATCAATGAGAGGAAGAGCAGGTCAAGTCATTGGTCAAGGATTCTCTGGTAAGAAGACTCAAATGGGAGTTAAGATGTCAAAGACTGTAAAAAAGGTAGGATCTCTTAACTTAAAAACACTAATTGAATCTGATAAGATTATATTCAAAGACTATGAAATTATATCCGAACTGACAACTTTCATACAAAAGAATAATTCATTCGAGGCAGAGGAGGGTGCGAATGATGACCTTGCTATGTGTTTAGTCATATATGCATGGTTAGTTCAGAATGATTACTTCAAAGAACTCACTGATCAGGATGTGAGGAAACGATTATATGAAGAGCAAAAAAATCAAATAGAACAGGATATGGCTCCATTTGGTTTTATGATTGATGGGTTAGATGATGATAGTTTCGTTGATGCGGAAGGTGATCGTTGGAACAAGGCTGATGAGTATGGAGACAGGTCTTTTATGTGGGAATATATGTAAAAGGTCAAATTAATAAATAATTTCTAGTTAAAACAGAATGGTACGGAGACAAAAGCATGGCGACTCCTCAATTATCTCCTGGCGTATTAGTCAGGGAGGTTGATCTTACAGTAGGAAGAGCAGATAATGTATTAGATAACATTGGTGCGATAGCAGGCCCATTTAGAATAGGCCCCATTGATGACCCTATACAAGTATCGACAGAAGAAGACTTAATAAACGTCTTTGGTAAACCACTTTCAACTGACGCACAGTATGAATATTGGCAAAGTGCATCATCATTCTTATCGTATGGTGGTGTTTTAAAAGTAGTAAGAACAGACAGCACAAACTTAAATACAGCAAACGCTGGTGTTGGTGTTGCCTCAGATACAACTTTAAAGATTAAGAATTACGACGATTATAATGCAAGTTATACTTCATCTGCTGATTATAATTGGGCAGCAAAAACTCCTGGTTCATGGGCAAATGGATTAAAGGTTTGTGTGATTGACGATGCTGCAGATCAAACAATCGGTATCACAACAACAAGTCTTTTAGATTACGGTTGTGTGGTTGGTAACGGTGTTACAGTCGCAGTAAGTGATGCAGTCATACCTGGTGCAGGAACAACATCAACATTTACTGGATATTTAAAAGGAATTATTACTGGTGTTTCTACAGATGCAACTGGAGCTGCTGGTGGTTCAACATTCGATGTTAAACTTACTCACCGTGTAACAGGTGCTGGTGGAACTGCTTCTTATGCTGAAACTAAGATAGATTATTCAGAGGGAACAAGATTTGGATCAATCAAAGCATCCGACACATTGTTCTTTGTTAATAACACTGGTATCAACACTGGTGAACCAAATGCAGCAAACACTGCAGTTTCTGCAAGTGTAGTATCAGTTTCTGACTGGTATAATTCACAGACTTTAGATTTAGACAATGCAACTATATTCTGGAAATCATTAGCACCAAAACCAACAACGAGTGTATACTCATCAGAAAGAGATGGTGAAGGTGATGGAATTCATGTCGCTGTTGTTGATGACTTCGGAGTAGTAACAGGTATTAAAGGTAATGTTCTTGAGAAACATTTAAGTCTCTCAAAAGCAGTTGATGCAGTTTCATCTGTAAATTCACCTCAGAAAACATACTATAAGAATTACATTGCAGACTTCTCTGAAAATGTATATGCAGGATTCAATCCATCTAACGCATTAGATACTTATCATTTAACCACACCATTAGCAACTGGATTTGGAACTGACTTTGTTCCATTCACAACTGCTCAAGGATTATGGGGAAATAATGCACAAGGAACAACATTCTCTGCTATCGGTAATATAACATACACACTTGGTGGTGGTGAAGATTATCAAGCAGGAATTCCAGCACTCGGTGGTAACGGTGGTATGAGAGCAACATTAGGTGATCTAATGACATCTTATGACTTGTTCGCTAATAAAGATGATGAAGAAGTAGATTACTTAATCATGGGGCCAGGTTGCAGTTCTAAAGATCAATCTCAAACAAAAGCAAATAAATTAATTGCTATTGCGAATGAGAGAAAGGATTGTATGGCAACTATCGGGCCACACAGAGCAGACATAGTAAACGTTACAAACACAACAACTCAAACATCTAACTTGATTGAGTTCTTTAGCCCACTAACAAGTTCTTCTTATGCAGTATTTGATAGTGGATACAAATACATGTATGACAGATTCAACAATGAATTCCAATTTGTTCCAACAAATGGAGATATTGCTGGATTAATGTGTAGAACAAATCTTGTTGCTTATCCTTGGTTCTCACCAGCAGGGCAACAAAGAGGTTTGATCAATAATGCTATCAAACTAGCATACAATCCAACTAAAGATCAAAGAGATCAACTATATCCTCAGAGAATTAACTCTGTTATCACCAAACCTGGTGTAGGAACATTACTCTTTGGTGATAAAACTGCACTTGCATTTGCATCTGCATTCGATAGAATCAATGTTCGTCGTTTATTCTTAACAGTTGAGCAAGCTCTTGAGAGTGCTGCTGAAGCACAACTCTTTGAGTTAAATGATGAATTAACAAGAGCAAACTTCAGAAACATCGTTGAACCATATTTGAGAGATGTCGAAGCAAAACGAGGTATCTACGGATTCTTGGTTGTTTGCGACACCACAAATAACACTCCTGATGTTATTGATAATAATGAGTTCAGAGCTGATATCTTCTTGAAACCTGCGAAGTCAATCAACTACGTTACTCTAACGTTTGTTGCAACCAGAACAGGAATCAGTTTTGAAGAAGTCGCTGGCCGCGTTTAACTTTATAAATACAATCATCGGAGGAAACTAAACCAATGGCCCAAACAAGAGACAATAGAACAATCTCACAATTTAAATCCAGATTACTGGGTGGCGGTGCTAGACCGAATTTATTTGAAGTTGAACTAACAAACTTACCAGCGAGTGTAACATTCCCTTGGCAAGCAGAGCGATTTGGATTTTTGTGCAAAGCAGCACAGATGCCAGCACAAACCATCGCTAACATAGACGTTCCATTTAGAGGTCGTATTTTTAAAGTTGCTGGTGATAGAACAATTGAAAACTGGACTATTACGGTAATCAACGATGAAGACTTCTTATTCAGAAATGCATTTGAAGAGTGGACACAACAGATCGCAGCATTAGATGATAACATGGGTTCAACAAACCCATCATCTTATATGGTGAATGCTAAAGTATTCCAACTTGGTAGAGGATCACAAGTAGCAAGCACTAATAACAGTGGAGATGCAAACGTAGTTCTTAAGGAATATGAGTTTATCGATATATTCCCAATTTCAGTTGGAAGTATTGATGTATCTTACGATTCAAGTGATACAATAGAAGAATATACAGTTGAATTTGCAGTTCAGTCTATCAGAGTTACAGGTGCTGGCCAAGCAGGTTAATTTAAGTTGACTAAATAGTAAAAAGAAACTATAATTCATATAGAGTAACTCTATTATGGCTAAATTATTTGGATTCTCGATAGAGGATTCCGAACCACTATCTCCTACTGCGGTCTCACCTGTTCCTCCAAATAACGAGGATGGGTCTGACCACTATATGAGTAGTGGTTTTTTTGGTTCTTATGTAGACATCGAAGGAATCTACAGAACTGAATATGACCTGATAAAAAGATATCGTGAAATGGCACTTCAACCAGAAGCTGATAGTGCTATTGAAGATATTGTTAATGAGGCAATCGTATCTGATACAAACGATGTTCCTGTTCAAATTAATTTAGATAATTTGAATGCAAGCGATGGTATTAAAACAAAAGTTAGACAAGAATTTAAACATATTGTTGATCTATTAGATTTTGATAAAAAAGCACATGAAATTTATAGAAACTGGTATGTAGATGGAAGGATATATTATCACAAAATAATTGATTTAAAAAAACCAGAAGAAGGTATTCAAGAGTTACGTTATATTGATGCATTAAAAATGCGTTATGTTCGTCAACAAAAAAGTAAAAAGAATAATGGTATTAAGATAAACACTGGTAACTCACCAGATCCAATGGATTATAAGTTTCCAGAAATAGAAGAATATTTTATTTACAATGCTAGTGGTAAATATCCAACAGGAAATATAAATGCAACTGGTGCTAGTCAAGGAATGAAAATTGCGAGAGATGCAATTACATATTGCACTTCTGGATTAGTGGATAGAAATAAAGGAAATACACTTTCATATCTTCATAAAGCAATTAAGTCTATCAATCAACTTCGTATGATTGAAGATAGTTTGGTGATTTACAGACTTTCAAGAGCTCCTGAGAGAAGAATCTTCTATATAGATGTAGGTAATTTACCTAAAGTAAAGGCAGAGCAATATCTCAGAGATGTGATGATGCGATATCGGAACAAACTTGTTTACGACGCTAACACAGGAGAGATCCGCGATGACAAGAAGTACATGGCAATGCTTGAAGATTTCTGGCTCCCTAGAAGGGAAGGTGGCCGTGGAACTGAAATTTCTACTTTGCCTGGAGGTCAAAACCTTGGTGAAATCACGGATATTGAGTACTTCAAAAAGAAATTATATAGGTCGCTCAACGTACCGCCTTCCAGAATGGATGGAGAGGGAGGATTCAACTTGGGAAGATCCTCAGAAATATTAAGAGACGAGTTAAAATTTACAAAATTCGTAGGTAGACTAAGACATAGATTCTCTAGAATGTTTGACGATATGCTGAAGACTCAGCTTATATTGAAGAACATTATCACCCCAGAAGACTGGGAAATAATGAGTGAACACATACAATATGACTTTTTATATGATAATCACTTCTCAGAATTAAAAGAAGTTGAATTGTTTAATGAGAGAATTACAGTTGCTGCAGCTGCTGAACCATATGTTGGAAGATACTATTCTCAGGATTATGTAAGACGTAAGATACTTCGTCAAACAGATATGGAGATATTAGAACAAGATGAATTGATGAAAAAAGAAATTGCAGATGGTGTGATTCCAGATCCAAATGCACCAGTTGATCCACAAACAGGGCAACCAGTTGGTGGTGAAGATCTAGGAGCTCCAGTCATGGAACCTGAGATAGATGGGTCTGCTACTGAAGCACCAGAACTACCTAAAGGTGGTGAAATATAATCTGCACTACCTGTAGTGTATAAATACTATACGAGTAAATTAAAATCATGGATGAATTAATGGATGCGATGGCAACTGACGAGTCACCATCATCAATCAGCGATAAGATCAAAGAGATTCTATTTAACAAATCAGCAGAAAGAATAGATGCTTTCAAAACTGATGTTGCAAATGGAGTATTTGGTGATGTCGATCTTGAAGATGAAGAATTAGATGATGAGATTGTTGATGAAGTTGAAGATGAAGTAGAGGCTGAGGATGAAACCGAAGTTGAAGCTGAATTAGAAGATCAACAATAAATTATAAATAAAAGTTAAATGAAACTATTAGCATAATGGCATATAGAACCGTTGGAGCAGGGCAATCGATTGCGTTAACAGGAACAGCAACGACATCTACTGCTTTTAAAGTACAATCAAATGTTTTAAGAATAGTAGCTTCGGGTGCTGATGCCTATGTTGCAATAGGAACTGATCCAGTGGCAACCACTACTGATTTTCTCGTTCCATCTAGTGAACCAGAATCTCTAGCGATGTTAAAAATGTCGCAAAGAGTTGTCAGTATTACTAAAGGATCAACAACAACTCTTGCAGCTCCTGAAGGAACTCAAATGCCTTTTAATATAGGTGATCGAGTTACTTTAGATTTCGAGGGTGATGCTACAAACGATTCTAACTATACTACTCTAATTAACGACACAAAAGTTGTTGGTAAAAGTAGAAGTGCTGGAGTCGGTGGTGACTTTTCAGAAAAAGTTACTGTTGAGGCAAACACTGCTGGTGTTTCTACCGCATTTACTCCAACAGGAAATGCTACATTATTCATGTCTAACAAGGTGTCAGTAATTTCACCAAATCCAACTGCAGCGTCAGTTGTTTACATTCAACAAGTTCAAACTACAGGTAGTGCGTAATGAAACTAATTAGAGAGGAAATCGAATCTGTTGAATTTCTTGTTGAACAAAAGAACGGCAAGAAATCAATGTATATCGAAGGTGTTTTCTTACAAGGAAATATCAAAAATCGTAACGGCAGAATGTATCCTATGGAGACTCTTCGTAGAGAAGTTGGTCGTTATAGTGAGAATCATATTCAATCAGGAAGAGCACTTGGCGAACTTGGTCATCCAGAAGGCCCAACTGTAAACCTTGATAGAGTATCTCATAAGATCGTTTCTTTGAAAGAAAGCGGATCTAATTTTATTGGTAAGGCTAAAATCCTTAATACACCAATGGGTAAAATTGCATCTTCATTAATTGAAGAAGGTGTAAAACTTGGCGTATCTTCTCGTGGTGTTGGTTCACTCCAACAGACTAAAGAAGGTTTTGCTGTAGTAGGTGAAGATTTCATGTTAGCAACTGCTGCTGATATCGTTGCCGATCCTTCAGCTCCTGACGCATTTGTATCGGGAATTATGGAAGGAAAAGAGTGGGTATGGGATGGTGGTATACTTCGTGAGAAGTTTGCAACTAAAACTTACAAACAAATTAACACTCTAGTAGATCAGAAAAAATTAGATGAACAGAAATTAAATCTGTTTAGTGATTTTCTGTCTAATTTATAACTTTTCTAAATAAATTATAGTTATTCCCTTAATAAATAAAAAAGTCGGAGAAATTAAAAGCAATGGCTAAGAAACAATTACAAGAAATGGATGCAGCGTCTTCAACAAAACAGTCTAAGACTGCCGTGAATGCCAACGCAAAACCAGCAATGCCGATGGATACATCAGTAGCGGGTAGCGTTGAGGATCTCGGAGGCCCTACACCATATAACTACAAGACTGATGATGATTCAGCAAAGTTAAAAACACCTGGTGCTTCACTAAAGCAAGTTAAGGATGTTGTTAACAAAGGTGCAAAACCTGCTGATCCAATGCCAGGCGGTATGAAGGAAGATGAGGAAATCACCGATGAGGTTATTGAGGAGGAAGAGGTAACTACAGATGAAGTAGTTGCTGAAGAAGAAACTACTGAGGAAGTAGAAGTTGACATCGAGGAAGATGTTAATGCACTCTTTGGAGGAGAAGACCTTTCTGAAGAGTTTAAAGAAAAGGCAAAGCTTGTTTTCGAGACAGCTCTAAACACTAAAGTTTCCGAAGTCAAGGAAGCATTAGAAGCAAAATACCAAGAAACACTTGAAGAAAGAATCGCTGAAGAAAAAGCATCTCTTTCTGAGAGAGTTGATAACTATCTTGAGTATGTTGCAGATGAGTGGTTCAACGAAAATGCTCTTGCAATTGAGCAAGGGTTAAAAACAGATATGACCGAATCCTTCTTAAGTGGGATGAAGTCACTCTTTGAAGAACATTATGTAACAATCCCTGATGACAAATATGATGTGCTGGAAAGCATGGTAGAAAAACTAGATGACATGGAGACCAAGCTCAATGAGCAGATTGAGAAGAACGTTAGTTTAAACAGTAGACTCGGTGAGTCTGTTGCTAATGGTATTCTTGAATCAGTTTCTGAAGGATTAGCATCCACTCAGAAAGAAAAGCTCGCTTCACTTTCCGAAAGTGTAGAGTTTGAAAGTGAAGAATCTTATCGTGAGAAGTTGGAGACACTTAGAGAGTCATATTTCTCTTCTAAAGCAAAGTCACCAGCTGCTAAATCTGATACAATTTCAGAAGGAGTAGATCATGCAGAAGGTGCAGGTTCACCTACTGGTTCAATGTCTGCTTATCTGAAGACATTATCAGCATTTAAGCAATCCTGATTTCGATATTAAACAAACGTAAACACTAATTTTTTAAGCAAATGTTCCAATCAGAACAACTGCAGGAAAAGTGGAAGCCGCTATTAGAGTATGATGGTCTTGATCCAATCAAGGATAATCATAGAAAAGCAGTTACTGCTGTCTTGCTAGAAAACCAAGAAAAATTTTTAAGAGAAGAGCAAGCATTTAACTCAGGTATCAACCTGATGGAAGCTCCTCCAACCAACAGTGCGAACGCTGCTGGTGCTGGCGGTGGATTCGGTGGTAGTGCAACTGCTACTGGCCCAGTTGCTGGTTTCGACCCAGTTCTTATCTCATTGATCAGAAGATCTATGCCTAACTTGGTGGCATATGACCTTGCTGGTGTTCAACCAATGAGTGGCCCAACAGGTCTTATCTTTGCGATGAGATCCAGATACACTTCACAGAGTGGAACAGAGACATTCTACGATGAAGTAGATACAACATTCTCTGGAAACGATGCAAACAGTGACGAGACAGCAGGATTTACAGACGTAGCTGCTGGTTTCGGTTCTGCATCACAACAAGGATCAAACCCTGCGATTCTTAACCCAGTTGGAACTGCTGCTACACCTGGCTACAACGTTGGTCAAGGTATGGTTACAGGTGACGCTGAGAACCTACAAGGAACAGGTAACGATGCCTTCAATCAGATGGCATTCTCAATCGAGAAAGTTACAGTTACTGCTAAGTCTCGTGCGTTAAAAGCTGAGTACAGTTTAGAACTTGCTCAAGACCTCAAGGCGATCCACGGATTAAACGCAGAAGCAGAACTTGCAAACATCCTTTCAACTGAGATACTTGCTGAGATTAACAGAGAAGTTATCAGATCAATCTATAAGGTTGCAGAGCAAGGTGCTGTTCAAAATACAGCAACTGCTGGTGTGTTTGACCTAGACATCGACTCAAACGGAAGATGGTCTGTTGAGAAGTTCAAAGGTCTATTATTCCAGATCGAAAGAGACGCTAACGCGATTGCACAAAGAACTCGTCGCGGAAAGGGTAACATCATCATGTGTTCAGCAGACGTTGCTTCTGCATTAACCATGGCTGGTGTTCTTGATTATACTCCTGCATTAAATGCAAACTTAAATGTAGATGACACAGGTAACACATTTGCTGGTGTTCTACAAGGTAAGTATAGAGTATACATCGACCCATATGCTGCTAACTTAACAAGTGCTAACGCTGCACCTTCAGGTGGTAATCAGTATTACGTTGTTGGTTACAAAGGAACATCTCCTTATGACGCAGGAATATTCTACTGCCCTTACGTTCCACTACAGATGGTTCGTGCTGTGGGAGAGAACTCCTTCCAGCCAAAAATTGGATTTAAGACAAGATACGGTCTTGTTGCAAACCCATTTGCTGAAGGAACCACACAGGGATCTGGTGGATTACTTGCTAACCAGAACAGATACTACAGAAGAGTGGCTGTTAAAAACCTTATGTAAGCGAGATGCTTATATATTCCAAAGAGACCCATTGCGGGTCTCTTTTTTTTATGCTAAAATAGTTGAATGAAGAAAATTACTGTAGTTGGTGGTGGTAACGCAGGGTGTTTTACAGCACTTTATTGTGCATGGATGGATAAACAAAAAGATTTTGAAGTTGAATTAATATATGATCCTGAGATACCTCCAGAAAGAGTTGGTCAAGCAACAATACTAGAAGCATCTGCATTGTTATGGGCCACCACTGGATTTAATTGGTATGATAATAAGATTCATGCCACAATGAAGAGTGGTATTTTATATGAGAACTGGGGTAAAACTGATAAATTATTTCACCCATTCCCTGCAGATAGTATGGCGATACATTATTGCCCATGGGAAATGCAAGCAAGTATATTAACATCAGGTAGGTTTAAGACAACATATAAAAATTTACCAGAATTAGATAATATTGATAGTGATTATATCTTTGATTGTAGTGGTAAACCAGATAATTATGATAATTATGAAGAGTTAGTCAATCCAATTAATGCTTGTATATTGGCAGAACCTAATTGGAGAACTGCAAAAAATCCTTGGAGTAGACACGTTGCAACTCCTGATGGATGGTGTTTTGTAATACCGACAAGAAAAAAGTCGCCATCATTTAAGTATTGTGTGGGTTATTGTTACAATTCAGATATAACATCACAAGAAGAAGCAGAAGAAAACTTCTTGAATATGTTTGATGTGTCAGTAACAAAACATGTTCAATTTAAAAATTATGTTGCTAAAGAACCTGTGATAGACAATAGAATATTTTTAAATGGTAATAGATTATTCTTTCTTGAACCGTTAGAATCATCATCAACACAAACATATATTGAAATGGCAAGAGCAGTATTTGATTACTACTTACAAGGTAAAGTTAGTTCCGTGCATGTCAAAGAAGATATAACCGAATATATAAAAAAACTTCAAAACTTTGTTTTATGGCACTATCAATTTGGATCAAAGTATGATACACCATTTTGGGAATATGCAAAAACACTATCATTTGAGGATGAAACCTTTGATAAATTTCTAGGATATAGTAGAATATCTGATTGTATTCCTGTTACTTATGGTGGAACAACTCAAAATAAATTATATGGTCAATGGCCTGCATACTCATTCAAAAATTGGGATGAGGGAATGTCACTAAATACATAAGGAGACCTGTATGAACTAATGGCAGAAACAAGAGGGCCGACACAGATACAAAATAGAAACTTTTTAGCACCTGTAGGTTTTAAGTTTAATCTACAGAGATCACCAGGTGTTGCATATTTTTGTAATCAGGCAAACATACCTGATTTAAGTCTAGGTGTAGCGGTGCAAACAAATTATCTAAGAGATATACCTACACCAGGTGACAAAATAGAGTTTGGAGATTTGACACTAAGATTCTTAGTTGATGAAGATCTTACAAACTATATGGAAATACAAAAGTGGATTCGTGGATTGGGTTTTCCAGAAAGTATACAAGACTTTAATAAGTTTGAAAAGGAAGGTCAAAACAACCTACCTAAAAGATATGCACAATTTGGAGATCAAATATATTCAGACGGAACACTACAGATATTAAGTAGCAACCTAGTTGCTAAGTTCAATGTTAATTTTACAGAATTATTTCCAGTCAGTTTGACAACTTTAGAGTTCGATGCAACTGACACCGACATAGAATACTTTACAGCAGACGTAACTTTCAAGTATACTATGTATGATATAACTGACATTTCTAACAATCCTTTATGAGTATAACTCTTGAATCACTTCAAGAGATGTGGGTAAAAGACGCAGAAATTGATAGAGATAATCTACATGATGAATCTTTAAATATCCCATCTCTACATGCAAAATACTTTGAATTATATAATACCATTTTTCTACTAAGAAAGAAGGCAGAACAACAAAGAAAAAACATTCGTCATGAACGATATGAGTATTTTAGTGGCAAGTCAGATCCTAGTGTATACATAGAAAATCCATTTCCAAAGAAAATACGAGACAAAGATACCATGCAAAAGTATCTCGATGCGGATGAGAAATTGTCAAATGTGTCTCTAAAGATTGACTACTATGATACAATGTTGGTATACTTGGAAAGCATTCTCAAGGTGATACAAAATAGAACGTATCAAATTAAGAATGCCATTGAATTTATGAGATTTAATTCGGGATTAGGTTAATGCTTAATATTTTTGGCGAAGAGGAATTTAGACCAATTACAAAATATGGAATTGAAATTCCTGATTATTTTGTTTCTAAAGATGGAAGAATTCTTAGCACTAGAACCTCTAAAAGTAAAATATTGAATCCAAAATATGAGACTATTGAAAGTGGAGGATATATAACTCCTCATGTTGTTGGTTTACGAGTTGATAGAAATAAAACTCCAGAATTGTTTGAAGATTATGATTATACTTTATCTCAGTCACAACAAAAAGTAGCAACTGATCCTAATTCCAAATACTACAAAAGATTAACTGTAAATCCAGATATAGCTAGTGTTCAATTAAAATACCATAGAGCAGTAATGGAGGCATGGAAACCTATTGATGAAAATCCTCCTATTCCAAAAGAAGATTGGAATAAATGCCCAGAGTCAGCAAAGCAATTTATAAGAGACGCTGCCATCATAGATCATATTGATAGTGATACTATGAATAATCATGTGGATAATTTACAGTGGACTACACCTAAAGATAACGAACCAAACAGAAAAAAATATAAGGTTGACAAGGGCTAATAAATACATATAGATTCATGCATCTATGTGATTGATACATCAGCGAATGTTATTATTTCCAAGGCGAATGAAGTATTTCTTAGAGTAAATGCAGAACCTCATATCGAGTATGAGTTAAGAGATCACTTCACATTCCAAGTTGAGGGTGCAAAGTTCATGCCTCAATATCGGAATCGTAACTGGAATGGTGAAATACATTTATTTGATCTTAGATCAAAAAGAATTTATGTTGGGTTGTTAGATAGAATTGTAGCGTTTTGTAAGAAACACGATTATAGTTATAAGTTTGTAGAAAATGAATACTATGGAATACCTTATGAAGAAAATGAAGGTATATCATATGAAGGTGTCAAGGATTACATGAGTGCCATATGCTCTCACTCCCCAAGGAAATACCAAGTTGAGGGAGTATATGATGCTCTAAAACATAATAGAAAGCTATTGATATCACCCACTGCTTCAGGTAAATCCTTGATGATTTACTCTCTTGTAAGATATTACATTGATAAAGGCCAAAAAATACTTCTAATTGTTCCAACGACATCTCTCGTAGAGCAGATGTATAAAGATTTTGAGGATTATGGTTGGGATTCTGAGTCATATTGTCACCGTATATATTCTGGAAGAGAGAAAACTAATGAGTTTCCTGTAACAATTACCACATGGCAGTCTGTATACAAACTAGAAAAATCATTTTTTGAAGACTACAATGTAGTTATAGGAGATGAAGCTCACCTGTTTAAGAGTAAGTCATTAATATCTATAATGACAAAATTACATCATGCGAAGTATAGATTTGGATTCACTGGAACTTTAGACGGCACACAGACGCATAAATGGGTCTTAGAAGGTCTATTTGGCCCTTCATACAAAGTTACAAAAACAGATGAATTGATGAGACAAGGGCATCTTTCTCAGTTAGATATTCAATGTCTTGTTCTTAAACATCCACCACAAAAGTTTGAAACCTATGAGGATGAGTTACAGTATTTAATCACACATTCACAAAGAAATAACTTTATTAAGAACTTGACTCTCGATTTGAAAGGTAATACGCTAGTATTGTATAGTAGAGTACAAACTCATGGTGCAGTGATATATGACTTAATAAATAATGATAAGAAAGGAAATCGTAAGGTATTCTTTGTTCACGGTGGAGTTGATGCTGAAGAAAGAGAACTCATTCGTGAAATCACTGAAAGAGAAATTGACGCAATTATTATAGCATCCTATGGAACGTTTTCAACTGGAATCAATATCAAAAACCTCCATAACATTGTTTTTGCCTCTCCTTCAAAGTCTAGGGTTAGAAATCTCCAGAGCATTGGAAGAGTACTCAGAAAGGGAACTAACAAAACCAAAGCTATTCTATACGACATCTCTGATGACTGCTCTCATAAGGCAAGAAAAAATTACACATTAAATCATCTTATTGAAAGAATCAAAGTATACAATGAAGAGAATTTTAATTATGACATCATTACAATTCAATTAAAGGAGTAAGATGGAAGACGATTTTTACGCAACAATTAAATTCAAAAACGGTGAAGAGATATTTGCTAAAGTAGCAGTATCTGAAGAAGAAGATCGCACGATGCTCGTTTTATCTAATCCTGTAATGGCAACAGAGGTAAAGGCAAAAGGTGGTTTAGTGGGTTATAAAGTAGAACCATGGTTAAAAACCAGTAGAGAAGATCTGTTTATCATTGATAAAGCAGACATATTAACCATATCAGAATCAAATGATGTTCATATGATCTCTATGTTTCAACAATTTGTTGAAGACTCAGATAAAATGAAGAAGGGAGAACCCAAATTAAGTAGAAAAATGGGTTATATATCTAACGTAAGAGATGCTAAAGATATTCTAGAGAAACTTTATAAATCAAATAATAATAATAAAAAGAGCTAATATATTTCCTTTGAACCTCCACAAAGGTTATTGTAACTGATTTAGCATAACTTGTCAACTGTCTGTAAAAGTGTTATACTATCTACATAATAGTGATAAAGACTTATGATCAGAACAGGCACTATGGCAAAACGAAAGAGGTCGGAACACTATGTCAACAATAAGGAATTTTTGGCTGCCTTAATCAGATATAGAGAGGATGTTGAGATTGCTAAATTGCAGGATAAAACTAAACCTGTTATCCCTCGATATATTGGAGACTGTTTCTTAAAAATTGCCAATCACCTATCATTCAAACCAAACTTTGTAAACTATATGTTTAAGGAGGATATGATCTCAGATGGAATCGAAAATTGCGTTCAATACATACATAATTTTAATCCTGAGAAATCCAAGAATCCTTTTGCTTACTTTACGCAGATTATACATTATGCATTTCTCCGCAGAATACAAAGAGAGAAAAGACAACTTGAAATTAAAAATAAAATCTTAGAGAGATCTGGATATGACGAAGTTTTCTACGGAGATGACGGTGGAGAGGCTTCTGATTATAATCAAATTAAGGATGCGGTTCATTCTAAACTAAGATATTAATGAAGATAGCAATTATTACAGATCAGCATTTTGGGTGTCGTAAAAACTCAAAGCATTTTCATGATTATTTTTTGAAATTTTATAATGATACATTTTTCCCTACCCTAGAGAAAGAAGGTATCACAACCATAGTTGATATGGGAGACACCTTTGATAGTCGTAAGGGAGTTGATTTCTCATCTCTTGCTTGGGCAAAGGATAATTACTATGATCGTTTGCAGAAAATGGGTTGTGAGATTCATACCATAGTTGGCAATCATACCGCATACTATAAGAATACAAATGATGTAAACGCAGTGGATTTACTGTTGCGTGAGTATGATAATGTCAAGATATATTCTGAAGCAACTGATATTAAGATAGATAATCTAAACATCTTACTTATTCCTTGGATTAATTCTGAGAATGAGAAGATGACATTGCAAGCAATTGATAAATCAAAATCTAAAGTTGCAATGGGCCATCTTGAATGTAAAGGATTTAGAATTCATCGTGGTTTTGTTATGGAACAGGGAACTGATGTTAAGACCTTTGATAAGTTTGATAGAGTTTATTCTGGTCACTATCACACAAGATCTGATGATGGTAAAATATATTACTTAGGTAATCCATATGAGATGTATTGGAATGATATATCAGATACTCGTGGATTTCATATCTTTGATACAGATACAATAGAACATACTCCTATTGATAATCCTCATCAAATGTTCTATAATATTTACTATGAGGATACTAATCATCAAACATTTGACACACGAAGATATGATGATAAGATAGTAAAGCTTATCGTAAGAAAGAAAACCGATCAAACAAAGTTTGAAAGATTCGTAGATAAGTTGTATAATTCTAATGTATACGAACTTAAAATAGTTGAAAACTTTCAACTCATTGACAACGAGAATTTTGAGGCATTTGAATCAGAAAATACTCTTTCTATCTTAAACAGATATGTTGAAGAGTCTGAAATAGATCTTGAAAAATCTAGAATCCAGACTATGATATCAGATGTTTATCAAGAAGCTTGTGAGTTAGTGTAATGTTTATTCTAACAGTAGATGGCAAAGAAAAAGATGGAGCATACTCTGTTCAAAATGAAGAAGGAGATCATGTTCTTTATCTCTTTGAACAAAAAGACGATGCAAGTCGTTATGCTATGTTGTTAGAAGAGGAATCTTTTCCTGATATGCACGTTATGGAGGTTGATCCTGACATGATGATGTCAGTATGTGAAACACATGGATACGAATACACTGTCATAACTCCAAATGACATCGTAATCCCACCAAATACATCTAAACCTAATGATTTTATTTGAAAAGATACGTTGGAAAAACTTTCTAAGTACAGGTAATCAATATATCGAATTAGATTTCCAAGAGAAGTCAACAGTTTTGATATCTGGTAATAATGGTGCAGGTAAGAGTACAGTATTAGATGCTCTTACTTTTGTATTGTTTTCTAAGCCTTATCGTAAAATCAATAGATCACAACTACTCAACTCTACTAATGAGAAAGATTGTAGGGTGGAAGTAGAGTTTTCTATAGGTAGTACGGATTGGAAAATTATAAGAGGGATTAAACCAAATATATTTGAGATATGGAGAAATGATAAATTGTTAGATCAAAGATCATCTGTTAATGACCAACAAAAATGGTTAGAACAGAATGTTGTAAAGATGAATTACAAATCTTTCACTCAGATTGTGATATTAGGTAGTAGTACATTTATACCATTTATGCAGTTGTCTGGGCCTAATCGTAGAGATGTGATAGAGGATCTTCTTGATATTCGTATCTTTACTGCTATGAATAATATTATTAGAGATAAGATTAAAATAGTGAGAGATGATGTTAAAACACTTACATTAAAAAAGGAATCATTAAATGATAAAGTTGCAATGCAAGAGAACTTTATCAAAGAATTAGAGACTAATAGTAAAGAAAGAATAGAAAAGAAAAGAAAGAAAATGGATGCTTTGGGAGATGATATCTGTGTATACATTATGGAGAATGAACGTTCGGATGACCTAGTTTTTGGTCTTACAGAGGATCAGGAGAAGTTGGGATATGGATCAGATACGTTAGCGAAACTTAACAATTATAAAGGTCAAATATCCAATAAAGTAGCAACCATTACCAAGGAACATAAGTTCTTTACTGATAATGTAACATGCCCTACATGTACCCAATCTATAGAGGAATCATTTCGCTTAAATAAAATTAAAGACGTTCAATTAAAAGCAAAAGAGTTGCAGTCTGGTTATCAAGAACTAGAACAAACAATAAAAAAAGAACAAGAAAGGGAACGTCAATTTACCAAACTATCAAAGGAGATTACTAAACTTACGCATGGCATTTCTAAAAACAATACTCTTATCTCAAACTGTCAACGACAGCAACGAGATTTGGAAAGTGAAA